TTCGTGCTTTTGATGAAATTCTATACGTTCTCATGTGTGGAACCGGTGTCGGTTTTTCAGTAGAACGTGCAGAAGTTGATCAACTCCCCATGATCGCAGAGGAGTTCCATGAAACAGACACCACAATCGTCGTTGCAGACTCTAAGGTTGGTTGGTCTAAATCATATAAAGAATTGGTATCTCTTCTTGTGAACGGTCAAATTCCTAAGTGGGATGTAAGCAAAGTTCGTGCTGCTGGAGCAAGACTAAAAACCTTTGGTGGTCGTGCTTCTGGACCTGCACCGCTACTCGATCTTTTTGAGTTTACAGTAAACACCTTTAAGAAAGCAGCAGGGCGGCGACTCACGACCATCGAATGTCATGATATTGTTTGCAAGATTGCAGAAATCGTCGTCGTTGGCGGAGTCCGCCGTTCTGCTCTTATCTCATTGTCATCACTAATGGATGATCGTATGCGTGATGCCAAGAGTGGTCAGTGGTGGATGACCGAAGCACAACGTGCGTTGGCAAACAACTCTGCTGTATACAATGGTGGTCCTACTGAGATTGGTACGTTCATGAAAGAGTGGATGTCTCTTTACGAATCCAAGAGTGGTGAACGTGGTATCTTTAATCGTTCAAGTGCAAAGAACCAATGCAAGAAAGTTGCAGAAGACCGAGGAGATGGACATGTCCATCGAGATCCAGATCATAGATTCGGAACCAACCCTTGCTCAGAAATCATTCTTCGAGATGCAGAGTTTTGTAATCTAACAGAAATTGTGGTTCGGGAAGATGATACCGTAGAATCTCTAAAGAGAAAGATTAGACTTGCAACCATTCTTGGTACATGGCAGTCTACACTCACAGACTTCCGCTATCTTTCTTCTGTATGGAAAAAGAACTGCGAAGAAGAAAGACTTCTTGGAGTATCGTTGACTGGTATCATGGACTGTGAAACTACCCGTTGTACTGATAAACTAGAATTTAGACTAAACGAAATGCGTCGAGTATGTGTTGATACTAATAAAGAATTCGCCAAGAAGATTGGCATTCCACAGTCTGCTGCTACAACTTGTGTAAAACCTTCTGGTACTGTTTCACAACTTGTTGATGCCGCATCTGGTATTCATGCTCGACACAATAATCATTATATCCGCACAGTTCGTGCAGACAATAAGGATCCCCTTTGTTCCTTTATGAAGGATAAGGGATTCCCCCACGAAGCGGATGTAATGAAACCTGATAATGTAACTGTATTTTCATTCCCAACCAAGTCTCCTGCTGGGTGTGTCACTAGAAGTGACATGACTGCAATCGAGCAACTTGAGTTGTGGTTGATTTATCAGCGACATTGGTGCGAACACAAACCATCTGTCACCATCTCAGTTAAAGAACATGAGTGGATGGAAGTTGGTGCGTGGGTTTGGAAGCACCTTGATGAAATTTCTGGTATCTCGTTCCTTCCGTTTTCTGATCATGTCTATAAGCAGGCACCGTATCAGGACATCGATGAAGAGACATATATAAGAGAACTAGAAAAATTACCCCAGAGCGTAAACTGGGAAGAGTTAGCAAACTATGAGAAGGAAGACAATACTTCGGGATCCCAGACATACGCATGTAGTGGTGATTCGTGTGAAGTAGTAGATCTTACCTGACCCATCTTAAGGAGAATAAAGATGAATAAAATTAGTGCTATCCTATTACCATTTGTTTTCGGCGGAGTTGCCGTTGCAAGTGAACCAACACCAGAAGCGTATGAACTTATTTTCAACAACGTCCAAGAGGACGCTGCGACACATAGTTCGCTTCGTGGACCTAGACCAATGGCAATCACTGTCGATGGTCTACTCCAAACTGGTTGGTCATACAGCAATGGTGGCAACACCGATGCTGTTTACGGATTTGATGTATATCGTGCAAGACTAGGACTCAAGGGTCGTCTTGGCGAGGATGTATCATTCCGTCTTAATGGCGAGTGGACTCCCGGAAGTGACTTTGATCTTCTAGAGGCATTCGTTGATTACCGTGGTTTTGATTTCGCTGATGTTCGTGTTGGTCAGTTTGTCTCAAATTTCTATAGTGGATTTGTTGCAAACCCTGCCGACCTTACTACGCAGACCTATAGTATCACTGCTCAAACTTTTGGGCAAGGATATGGTCAGGGTATCGAACTTTCTCGTTCGTTCGGAGAGGTCGAATTCAGTGCGTTTTATAACAACGGTTTTGATAACCTAACTGGTGTTTCCAACGGCGACTATGCCGCAGGTTTCCACGCAGGTTTTGATGTATGTGAAGGATTCTCTCTCGGTGGTGGTTATGCCTACATCGAAGGTCCATCTCAATACATGACTTATACTCTTGATACCACTCTATCGCTCGATGAGTTTTCACTCAACGCAGCATGGATCTCGGATGATAGAATGGATGGTTGGGAAAACTACTCGCTAGTTACAACTGCTTCATTCGATCTAAGTGATCAATCACAGGTGTTTGGTCAGTATGAGTATGGAAACCTCGGAGGTTTCGCTGGTGGTAAACTCAATGTGGGAACCATCGGTCTTAATTATGATTTGACCAGCGGTGTCAAGTGGACCAACTCGGTTGGTTACGCTTTCGATGACATTGCTGCTGGTTTCGATACCGCTGACACTGGTTGGAATGCCGGTGCAGGTCAAGGTGAATATGTGGTGCGTAGTTTCATCACAATTAGTTTCTGAACATAAAGGAGAAATATTATGTCTACTAAGAAAATGTGTGTAAATCCGTGTCCCGTGACCGGTGATTGCGATAAAGATGTTGTTACCCGAACTCTGGGTAAGGTCGGCGTATGCCGCAGCATGTTGATTACTCTTGCCCTCCTCCCATTCTCATGGTCAGGTGTGGTCTGGGTTGCCGAGGCAGTTAAGTCCCTTTGGGATGCTGCAACCTCAGCAGTCGGTTCCTGATAACCAAAAATTAAATACGAAACGCAATCACCCCGGTCAAGGAAGACCGGGGTTTTTGCATAAATACTTACATGGCAATAGCAGGTATTGATTATTCATTGTGTGGACCTTGTATCTGTATCTTCGATGGAACAGTCAAGGAGACTTTTGGTATACACAGATGTTCTTTTTACTATCTTACAAATGTAAAGAAACATGCAAAAGTATATGAAGGTATAATTTACGGAGAGATGTTTGATGACTACAACCACGAGTGTCAAAGATATGAAACTATATCTGACTGGGCAGTTGACAAAGTTTTAGGTTGTGATCAGGTCGGACTCGAAGGGTATGCATATGGTGCATCCGGTCGCTCGATCTTCCAGATCGCAGAGAACTGTGGATTGTTAAAATATAAATTGTATCAGGCAGGAAAACCAATTTCGGTCCTGACCCCAACGACTGTGAAGAAACACGGCACAGGCAAGGGTAATGCGTCTAAGGACTTGATGGTGAAGTGCTTTGACAAAGAGACTGGCATGAATTTAAAACATACCATTACTCCTGATAGACAAAAAATCGGCAACCCCGTTTCCGACATTGCCGACTCTTATTATATTTGTTCTTTATTGCATAAAAATCTTAGAGAGATTTCGGACGAACTCGCCTGAACTCTCTCCAGACGAAGTATCCTGCGATGCTGCATAGACTCAACCATAACATTAAATTCGTTGGGTCAAATATCGATAATTCCAAAAAGGTTTCATAACCGAGTTTATCTCCTGCTCCCAGTGGGACATCTACTGGGGTCGCCGCTTCTTCAAGAGATGTGCGTGGTGTCTTAATAAAACTTTCATTTGCCTTACAACTTGCAAGCAAAGGTAACATAATTAAAAACTTTTTCATCTAGTCTTTCCTACTGCTGATCCAAAGTAAAATCCAACAATGGTAACGAGAATCTGTCTATTCTCTGTGGTGAAAAGATATCCATCAACAGGAACAAATGTAGTGTCCTCGTATGTACCAAACAATCCAAAGAAATCTAAGAAGTGTGGTTTGTTCTCTACCAATTCAACTACGGTAGGAACCGAGAAAAACGGAAGAATAAATGGTGCAATGATTGTTCCGAATAGAATACAAAGAACAATGAATCGACGGACCACTTTACCGGCATCGCTACCGACTCGCTGTATCGCTTGATTATGTGATTCGTTGTTTGCCTTGTTTGCTTGGAGTAATCTATTAAATCGCTCTTGTTCATTCTGTCTCTTTTCTGCAAGAGATTTAAATATAAATCCAGTGACACTGCCACCGACTAAAGATAGAAATTCTGTTGTTAATAATCCTTCGATCATGACTTGTTGTGTCTCAGTCTACCGTCGTTTTGTCTACGACGAAGAAAGACAACTTCTCCTGTTTCTTCGTTTCTAATGACAACTGGTTTAGATGGGTTTCGTAAAGAAAATCTTTTTATCTCCGTCCCCAGTTCAGAGGTTTCATCGATATACTTGTTCCATCTAGCACCACGAACTTTTCCTGCTTTTAGTTTTTCAAACTCTTCGGCAGAGACGCTAAATGATTTACCCTCATATTTCTCTAGTTCTTTTTTCTTCTTCTTTTTTGGGAGTGGTTTGTCT